CCAAAGATCGCCTTCGTCTAAATCTGTGGTTGGTGCGTTATCTGATACGCGATAGCGAGCGTTGAAGTCATTGATGTCATCGCTGAGCTGGACAACGTCAGTCTCTTTAGCAATGAGCTTGTGATAGGTGTAAGTGTTGAGCGTGCTGGTGGTCTGCACCTGCAGGCCCAGGCCGGCGCCCAGCGTGGTGCTTTGCAGGCTGCTGGGGAAGCCGTTGATTGTGACTGTGACATTGCCGGTTGTGCGGCCAGTAGTACTCACGCCGCTGGCATCAACTACAACGCCACCTGCGTCAGCAATCGACACCACCGTGCCAGCGTTGTCGCTGGGGTCAGGGTTGGTTGTCGGGAAGCTGGTCTCGTTTGGAATGGCAACAAAGCCGCCCAGGGCGTTGAGCAAGCCAGACACAAACGTGTTGACTGCTGAGCTGGTGGGAATGTCGTTGGTGTTGGCAGGTGTCAGCGTGCTGCTGATCGTCTTGCCATCCAGCTGGTTCAGCTCTGATGTAGATGCAGTCAGGCCGTCAGTGACGTTTAGCTCAGTAGCGTTCGCGGTAACGCCATCAAGAATGTTGAGTTCTGACGTGGTGGATGTGACGCCATCCAGCTTGTTCAGCTCTGTGGTGCTGAGCGTGGCGCCATCGAGCACCTGCACTTCTGCCTGAGTTAGATCAGCAAGAGCAGATGCAGTGGTTGCTGGCATCGTGGCCAGCTCTGTCAGCTCAGCATCAAGCGGCTGCTTGCCGTTGATCTGGTTCTGAATTGCAGAGGTAACGCCGTCGACAAAGTTCAGTTCTGCGGTTGTAGGCGTCAGGCCGTCCAGCTTGTTGATCTCAGCCGTTGATGCTGTGACACCGTCAAGCTTGTTCAGTTCAACTGTGTTGGCAGTGATGCCATCAAGCGTGTTGATTTCTGCGGCAGTAGCCGTAACGCCATCAAGAATGTTTAGCTCTGCAGTGGTCGACGTAACGCCGTCCAGCTTGTTGAGTTCTGCGGTGCTGGCAGTAACTCCGTCGAGCTTGTTTAGCTCAGCTGTAGACGCAGTAATCCCGTCAAGGGTGTTCAGCTCTGATGTAGTGACAGTGGCGCCGTCCAGGACCTGTGTCTCTGCCTGAGTCAGATCTGCCAATGCGCTGGCAGTGCCAGACGACATGGTCGCCAGTTCTGTCAGCTCAGCGTCAAGCGGCTGAAAGTTGGTGTCGACGTAGTTCTTGGTGGCCGCGTGCTGCGCTGCGGTTGGGTCCGCAACGTTAATGATCTTTTTGTTCTGTGCGTCCTGGCCGGCAAGCGTCGACTGGATGTTGGCTGCTTGCTCGTCGTCCTGCTCCTGCAGCAAGAACAAAAACTGCTGGTTTGACTTATCAAGGTCGTCTGCGATCAGTGTCGACCCGTCGGTGTAGTCGACCAGGGCGTTGTTGAGAGGGGTGTCGCGAAACACCACTACCGCAACGCCAGACTTGGGTGCGCCCGTAGTGGTTTGCGTCGACGTCTCTGACGCCAACGTGTTCATCACCACCTTCTTAGGACTGGTCGACGTGTCGACCGTAAATGCCGTAGTAGCAACTTCGTTGAGAGCCACTTTGATGTGGCCCTCTTCGATGTACGCAAAGGAGATGTTGAACTCCTTAGTCGAGCCGTTGCCGGTGTAAGAGTCCTCTGCGAACGGCATTGCTAGGTTCCGACTGCTTGAATAAAGTTACCAACCTCTTGGGTTAGGCGCCCACTGCCTTGTGGTGCGCTAGCAATGGCCTCGTCTCGCTCAATGACAGGGCGCAGTGCTTCTGCCACTTCTCGCTCAACGGCCCTGCGCTGATCGTCAATAAAGTCCTGCTCGTTGTCGGCAGCAACTTTCTCTTCGTGCGCCTGCAGAAACTCGTTGCCACGCGGCGTTGTTTCAAGCCACATGCCAACAGCTCGCTCTCTGTACTGCTTGACGATTGCGTACAGCTCGACCAGGCGCTCGCTCTTCTGCTCTTCGCCCCTGATGCCAGACCGGCGTGGCGACAGTGCTTGGTACTGGCGGGACGCAATGCGCTCTGCCAATGCTTGCTCCATCGTCTTGCCGTTGATCTTGAGCGTTGCGCCAAGCGCAATAATCTCGTTTGTGTCGTTGTGCGTGACCTGCAGGCCGCGGCTGGTGAGCTTGTTGAGGTTGATAACACGCCCGTCAGGCCGCTTGGTCGACAGGTTGGTCCGCGTGTAAAACACAATCGGCGTGGGGTGATGCTGTTGCAGCAGGTTGAACTCTGTGTGCACAGGCATGTAGTCAGCGCCTTTGACTGACTTAAATGCGGCATGCGGCATGCCTTGCTGCACAGCTGCCTTGAGCCAGCGGTTGGCCTCAAGCGCTTCTAGGTAGGTGTCAGCTGAGCTGGTTTTGTGCAGGGCAAAGCCAGTGATTGGGTCAAGCACCACAGGCTGCTGGTTGACGCCGGGCAGCTGCACCTCAACGCTGGAACGCATTTGCTCCAGCAGCTTCATGACGTAGCCCAATGGGCCGTCAGGCGTGTAGCCGTCACGGTCTGCGCGGAAACGCATTTCGGTGGCGTCGTTCTGCAGATTGCGCAAGAAAGCAGGGACAAAGCTGCTGACCTTGCGAGGCAGGATGTAGCTGGCGCCGCGATCTAGGCGTTCGGCAAGGTCCATGCCGTCGTCGTTTTCGTTGCCTTGGATCATCTGCAGCGTCGTCATCAGTTCATCCAAGCCGCCAAACACGTCGCGGGTTAGAGCGTCGAGGCTGACTGCGCGGGCTGTTTGCGCCAGCAGCAAGATGGCGCCATTCATCTGCTCTTCGACTTGCTGCTCTGTAAGCAGGTCAGCGTCGGTGCGCACCCGGCCAACAATGGCCAACGCTGTAGTCAGCGTGTCAAACGCCTGCACGCTGTGCCAATCAGTTGGGCCGTCAGGCGTGTTGACGCGAATCGAGAAGCCTGGGGACCGGACAATTTCGTTGAGCTGGCTGCGCTGATAGCTGGCTGGGTTGGCGCCAGTCACCTCAATAGCGCCGCCGTCAATGAGCTGGTTAATCAGCACGAACGTGCCCCAGCCAACAGCAATCTCGCCAATGGCTCGCGCCCTGGTAGCCGGGTTCTCGCTCAGCATGTCTTTCCACCAGGTGTCGACAAACACCCCCCACCCAAAAGCTCGTGCTCCTGATTTCACAATGTTGACTGGCGTCTTCATGATCGGAGTCAGCCACTTGCCAAGTGCGTTGTGGTGGATCTCGTTGACAGCACGGCTTGGGACATTGAATCTTTGCGTCCACGTCACCGCCCATTCCGGTACGTCCTCCATGTGCTGCATGGCGCGTGCATGAATTTCAGCCGCTTGCGTCAGCCCTTCTTCCCGTGCAATTGCAACACCGCGGGTGTAAGTGCGCTCTGCAATGTCTTCTCTGGACAGCCGCAACTTGTCTGAGAACTGAATGAAGTTCAGGATCTCGTCTGCTGCAGAGCCTGTAATTGCGCCGTCTTTGACGACAGTGCCGTTGGCAAGGTGAACGTCGACAAATTGACGTTTGGTTTTTGCCAGCGCTTCTGTCATTGCCCAATCAAACGCTTTCTGCCCTTTCAGGCCGTGCTGCGTTTCTGCAGCAGTGAGCATTTCGTCAAGGTTGTGGGTCAGGTTTTGAGCAGGACCGACCATGTAATTGAAAAACGTGTCGATGCCAGCTGCCACGCGGCCGCCCTGGCCGAGCACTGACAACGCCGCTTTGCCGGTTTTGTCGTAGACATCCCTGGCTGACGCCACGCCTAGGGCATGGTTCAGGTGGCTGACCATGTTGCCCTTGTTGGGGTTGCTGAAATCAAACTCCTGCATGATCCGTGTGCCGCTGTTCGTCGTCCGCATTTGGAACGACTCCTGCATGGCCTCGTCAAAATCAGTGCCGCCGGTAAAACCAGCGCGACCAAAGCTGCGGTTTTCTTTAAACGCTGTAAGCGCCATGCGAAACGCATTAGGCACGTTCAGCAGGTATTGCTGCATCTGCAGTGGCGCCAGGCTGGCCCGACGCACAGACAAATAAGCTTGCACATCTTGGCCGCGCAACTTTTGCGCAGCGCCAATAGCTAGATGACCAGCGCCTTCTGCAATAGGCGCAGTCAGGGTTCGGTAGGCAGAGCCCAGGCCCATCTTCCACCAGGTTTGGCCGCTAAACAAAATGGCGCCGCGATAAGCCTCAAACAGGTAGTTGCGGTTGACGCTGCCTTTGCCGCCTTTTTCAAGCAGCTCTGCCATGTGGATCTGCACAGCAGGCGTTTCGCGCACCAGCTGCGAGAACATTGCGCCGACCTCTTGCGTTTCTGCGTCGTCAACGCCGTCTTGAATTTTGGCCAGCAGGTCTTCGTCCAGCAGCTCCGTCATCGGCTGCATCGGCTCGCGCAGCACGCCGTCAACACCTGCGCCGATGGCGTTAGTTGCGTCGCCTGCCTCTGGATCAGTGGCCACGTCGCTGTCAATAACCCTGTCAGCAACGTCTTTGTTAAAGATGACAACCTCGTCGTAGGGGTTTTGCCCTGGCTTGTAGTTGCCCTCGTAGCGGATGCCGTCAAAGCCAGCCTGTGTGGCGTAATCGCGAATGGCTTCGATCTGCTCGTTAGTGAGCTTGATGCCTTTGCCGTCAGCAAGCGGGGCGCCTAGGGCCAACTCGCGCAACAAGTCTTGGATGCGCTTGTTGGACGAGTACAGGTCCATGATCTTGACGTCAGACGTCAGCGAACCGACGGCCTGGCTGTCGCCCCAGTCCATGCTGGTTGAGGCGTCAGTGGTCATGTAGATGCCGTCGCCCATTAAGCCCGGCGTCACTGTCTCTTCTGTAAAGCCGTTGCCGAGCACGCTTTCAACACGTTCTGCGCTGCCGTTGACCCGCAGCTTTTGACCAGCTGGCAGCTGCATGTCCAGCGCACCGTCTGCAGGCTTGTTCTTGCCGACGCGGAGCATCTGGCCGGCCATGCGCATCATCCGTCGGTATTGGCGATCAAGTTGCGTCATCTCGCTGTAGGAGACGACGAGCGCCTTTAGCTGCTCTGCCTTGAAGTCAGGCTCAACAGCGTTTTCGTACTCAATGCTGCGCAAGCGGGCTGCGTTCTGCGCGTTGTCACGCATCATCTGCAGCGCAGTCAGAGCAACAACGTGCTGACCTGACTCAGGGCTGCCTGCATCCAGCATGCGCTGGATTCCTTCCAGCACTTCTTGCGGGCCGTCAAACCGTTTGATGTGGTCAAGCGCTGCGCGAGCAAGGTCGCTTTCTTTGAACTCAGGGATCCCGGTCAGATCCGCCATGTTTTCGTTCATCACACGCCGCAAGGCGTAGTAGGCAGAAGCCAGCTCCTCCTGGGTGTGCTCGATGTACCGGGTCTTGCCGCTGCGGCTGATGCCACGGCGCACCTCGTTGGCCAGGGCTTCGTCAATCTCGATGTCGCCAGCCTGGATTCGCTCGTCGCCTTCTTTGCGGCGTGCCGAAAATTTCTTAGCTGCCTCTTCTGGGTCAATGTCTGGCACTGCAAAAGCAGCAAGCCGGCCACCGTCAAACTCAATCGGCTCGCGAGTTGCTGCCATTTCGCCAGATGCAGCTGATTCGAATACGTCATTCCATGTCCGGTAGCCGCGGCCCTTCAGCCAGTTGTTGACTCTTGCTGCAATATCCAGCAGCTTTTGCAGCGGCTGCGCCCAGGTGACTTTCTTGGTCACAAGCCCTGGGTCATCTGCCATTGCTTGGAACGCAACAGCTTGCACCTCAATAGGCGACATGCGTCCGTTAAGGATGTTTTGCCGCATGGCCGCGTTGTATTTAGCGGCCAGTTGCCGCAGTTCTGGCAATGCGTCTTGCAGGATTTTGCGCTCTGCCTCAGTCAGATAGCGCTGCTGGATGCGGTGAAACGCCTCGTGGAAAGCAACCTGCTTGCGCAGGCTGAATTCGTAAAGGCGACCACCTGAGCCCTCGGCCAAATAGATAAGGTCGCCAGCTGGGTTGTAAGGGCTGGCTTGATAAAGGCCAGCTGCGCGGATGTTGGTGCCAGTAGGAACGCCGTAGGATTTTGCTTGCGCAGCATCCATGGCAAAGTTCATTTCGTCGCGGAACTCGACGTTGACCGGGCCAGCAATCTCTTGAACCTGCATGAGCAAGTCAGTCTGATCTGCCTGGCGGATGCGCAGCTCGTCTGTCAGATCCTCGCCAATGCGGCCGCCAGGGTTAGGCCCAAAGTCAATCTCGCCGCTTAGCCGGCCACTGCTGTCTGCTGCGCCGAAGTCCCCAAGCTGCAGCTGTTTAGGTGCGTTGGGATTGTTGTAAATGCCTGCTTGCTTTAGGTGCTCCCTGATGCGGATACCAGTGCCTTGAATTGTTTCCGGCTCAATGCCGATGCTGTCCAGCCACTTAAGAAAATCTGTGCGGCGCTTAGACGCCTTTTTGCTTGTGGCAATAAAAATTGCTCGGTCGACGTCTGACTCAAAATTGAGCAAAACATCGCCTGCTTTAGCTCGCGATTTTGCAAGCTCAACAGGCAAGCGGATCGGGCCGTAGTCAACAACTTGCGGCTTAGGTGGCTCCGGCAACTCTGCGTCTGGCAGCTGCGGAATAGTCCGGCCGCCAATCTCGCTGGGGTTAGAGACGATTGCGCCCTTTGCCAGTTTCTCGCTGATTAACTGCTCGATCAGCTCGTTACGTTTGTCTTGCGGCAGGTCAGCCCTTGCCTTGTTGATGATGTCTGAAATCTGCCGACGGACCTCGTCCTCTGTTGCCTTGCGCCGTGTTGCACGCTGCTCCTCTGTTTGCGGTGCTTGCTCTTCTGCCTGCCTGTTTGCCTTAGCTTGCGCCTGCTCCAGCTGGGCAGCTTTAGCTTGCGCCTGCTTAGGAATCAGATCCTTGGTGACGTAGCTGTCGAGTACCTGGGCAATGCGCTCTGAGTTCTCGCGTGCAACTGCAGCAGCACCTTTGCCCGGCCGGACCTGCTCGGCCATTTCTTTCAGCAAGTCATTCAGCGGGCCGGTCATGCCAGCCATCTGGTTAAAGACTCGCTCGCCAATAATCGCTTGCTCGCGGGCGGTCTTGCTTTGCTCAACGTCTAAAACGTTGCCAGCATCCACCAGCGTGTTGGCCTTGCCGGTGTCGGTGACGGCGCCCAGGGCCCTGATCTTTGTTTTCTGCAGGCTGCGCACATGAATGCGAATGTCCAGCAGTTTTTGAAAATTGCTCGACGTCAGCTCCTCTAGGCCCAGGCCAGGCAGTACGCCTGTGTCAATCTCGGTGGTAACGGTTGCCTCGCTGCCGAGCGCCACGGCTTCGCGCACGCGCTCAACACCCCATTTCTTCTTAGTTGCAACGCCGAGAATGTCGCGTTGCACCTGTGCCGGCAGGCCACCTTTGCCGATTGCAGAGCCAATCTCCTCGCTGACGTCACCAGCAACGACCTTGTCAAACAGGTCTTGCGGCAGATCGCGCAGGCCAATGGCGACGCGGGCGACAGAGCCAGAAGGCGCGACGCCCATAGAGGCCATCTCTTCAATGCTCATGCCGGTGTCGCGCAGCACTTTGGCTGCGTCTGTCGGCGTGCCGTTGCGGTTGGCGATGTTGCTCATCGCGCCGATAGTTCGGGCAGTTGCAACGTCCGGGGCGTCGATGAACTGCACGTTGACGCCGCCCTCGTAGCCCAGGCGGTTGGCCAGGTCCAGGCGGTTATGGCCGTCTACCGCATAAACACGGCCAGGGTTAGCTGGGTCGATTTCGCCAGCAGCATCACGCCAGGCCAGGATCGTGCCGGCCAGGTTGGGGTTGTAGCGGGCTGCATCAGACAGCACGCCACTAGCGCCTGACTTAGTGACCAAGCCAGCAGCCTTGTACTGCAGTGCTTTTGGCGCAGCAAAAATTTGCTGACGGGGCAGCGTAGCCACCTGCTCGTAGCTGGGCGTTTGCAGCTCGGGGCGAGCTGTCGGCAGGTCAGACACGCCGGGCGACGACGCCACCTCTGCCTTGGCAATCAACGTCTCGTGCTTTTCAGCAGCAACCTGCAGTTCGTTTTCAGCACGCTGCTTAATGTCTGCGACTTCTTCCGGCGTCAGCGGGCGAAGTTGTGGTTGCTCAAATTGCTCTGGGCGCTGGAAGCCTTCTTGATCTCTGAGCTGCTCAATCTTGCGCTGCTCTGCCAACTTGTCGCTGGCTGCACGCTTAGCGCGACGCTCTGCTGCATTGACGACAGTGACCTGCGGATCGGTAACGACCTGCGGCGCAGCGTTGTTGACCTCGCCCAGCACCTGGGCCCGCATGAATTGCAACGACTTTTGCAGCACTTCTTTTGTGCTGGCGTGCAGTTCAGCTGCAAATGCAGGAGTTCTGGCGCCGCTTTTGCGAATCTGGTTTAGGCCGTAGAAACCAAGCTCCATCGCCCCGCCCAGGGGGATGTTGAACATGACCTCGTCGGCAATCGCTTTGATCTGCCTGACAGCTAGCGGATCTTCTGGGTTGATCGTCAGCGGATTGAGGACAGTGTCAATTGCCTCTTTGCTGACGTTGTTCTTAATCGCCGGGATTTCAGCAACGGCGCTAGCAACAGCAGATGCAGTGGTGTTAGAGCCAGGGTCGGCGCCAGCGTTAATAAAAGACTGGACAAGACCTGCTTGCCCGTATTCAATCAAGCCTTTTTTGAAAACTGCGCCTGCCTTTTCAAGGCCTGCCTTGCTCAACGGCTTTGGCTGGTTGGCAGCAGACGCAAGCCGCTGAATGTTGCTCGGCGCTTGGTTGGCCAGTGAGCCGCGGCCACCTCGCACAAGAAAAATAAGTTGCGCCATCGACGCCAGCACATCAGTGCCGGTGTTCAGCAAATCATTGCCAGTGTCGACACGATCAACGCGGCCAATAAATGGCAACGGCGCATCGCGTTCAACCAGCTTGTAGCTGCCGTCGTCTTCAAGCTTGTAATAGTTGCGGGTCGGAATGATGCTGGGAGCAACCCCGCCTCCGCCAAAACCTGGTAACGGTCGCGGCTCGTTGTCGCCAAACAAAGACGCTCTGCCTCGCACTAGCGGCTTTCTGCTTTCAAAGCCGTCTTCGCCCAAGCGATATTCCTGAGTGTCGACTTCCATGTCGACGCCACCGCCACTAAGACCTGCAACTTGGTCGTACAAGAAGTTGTATAACGGCATGCCAACGCTTTGCGCGCCGCGCACAAGGGTTGCGGTGATTGGGTTGTCGAGGCCACCGCCGTCAGCAGATTCACGGCCTGACTCAAATCGCTCAGGCTCTTCCTGCTCTGGCTCATAACCGGCTGCAGCATCGCGTAGACGTTGCAGTTCTTCTTCGGTTAGAGCCATTACGTCACTCGTCGTTCCGCTTATTTTGCAGCGTCAGGCCCCTTTAAGGAAGCGGACTGCCTTCTTGTAGTGAGCGCCCCCTGGCGATAGCTCGCCTAGGGCTTTGTTGACTGACGTGCCGTAGGCATCTTTTGTGTTCATGCCATCGCTGCCGTCAGACAATCTGCCGGCTGCATTGCCAATCAACACTGCGGCATACATCTCCTTAATTGTGTCGCCAGGCTTGACGCCTCGATCGATTAGGAACTGTGCAGCTGCAGCGGCCTGCTCTTCAAACGGCGTGTTGCGGTTGACGCGGTAGTTCTTCTGCTCCCAGTCGCCGAACTGAATAAGGCCGATGTAGCCCAGGCTGTTGCGTGCACGCGGGTCAAACGTGCCGCCTGTCTCAAACGACATGATTGCGGCCAGCGATGCTGGGTCGACACCAACTCGCTCAGCAGCTTTCAGGATTGCTTGCTGCTTGCTGCCAGGGCTGATGGTTACAGCAGCAGGCGCCTCTGCGTTGATTGGTGGCAGCGGCGGGGGTTGCATGTCCAAGGTCTGAGCTGAGGCTGGGGCAATGAACAGTGACTGCAGCAAGCCGCCAATGTTGTCGCGGGCTGCAACCAATTTTGCTTGGGCTGTCGAGGAGTTGATAGACGACACCTGCCTAGGCAAGCTTGCCTTTGTGCCGCGCAACAGCTGCAGAGTCGTTTGCATTTGCTCTAGCTGCTCAGCAGTGGCGGGATCATCGGCATACAGCGAAGCTTGTGCAATAGCTTTTTCGTGTTCAGAAATAAGAAAATCAATGGGCTCAATATCTACCTTTGCAAGTTGATTTTTTAAGACGTTGTAGTTGTAACCCTTAGTGTCTTGTCCATAAAACCCTTGCGTCATCCTGACAATAGTGTCGAACTCAAACGCTCTTTCAGTTCGTGAGCCGTAAACGCGGGCCAGTCGATCAGGAGCCCTGCTGTTCATTAGAGCGCCATTAAGCTGGCGTACATCAATGTTTTCAACTGCGCCAGACTGCTTGTTAGTCCTATAGCTTTGGAACTCGACGTCAGTCGTTGCAAACGATTGCGCCCCTTGCAGCAGCCGCAAAGCCTCAGGGTCGATTTGCAATGCAGCTGTTCGTTGTTGATACTCAGCAGCGTCAATATTGTTGTTTAGGTAATCTTGCGTAATTTGATTGAATTGCGCTCTGTAGGTAGCCAGGTGGCCAAGCACAATGCCTCGGTTTTGCGGCGTCAAATAACCTTGCTCCGACCTGGTAGTCACTTGTGCATTTATATTATTTACTTGGTTCTTTAGGTTTAGCTGAGCTGCTTTAACAGTTGGATCTTCAGAACCGTCAAGCTGCTTAAGCAAAGCAATTTCGTCTCTGGGCCTTAAATTCCCGGCAGCAGCCTCATTGCGTATTTGCGTTCTCAGCTCTGCGTAAGTTTTAATTCCTTGCCCAATCTCGTCTTGCAAATCAGCTTTTGTTTTGTCAAGCAAAGTGCGATAAAGCGCTTCATTGTAGTTTTCAAATTTTTTGTCAAGCTCTTTAATTGCAAGAACTTTTGCTCCAACGCTTAGCTCTGGGTCAGCAGTGATTTGCGCTTTTATGTCGTCAAGTTGCTTGTATGCTTCTGCTTTAGTTGCGGCTGAGCCCAGCAAGTCCAAGGCTGCATCAGTTTGCTCTTGATACTTTTGCTCTGCAAAAAGTGCATCAGCTTTGTCTTGCGTGCTTGCACGCTGCACATTGTTCGACTCTTCGCTTTCTTCGGTTTTGACGTCCCAGTCAGCTGCTTGCGTGTAGCGCCACAGCAGAGCCGTGTTGGCCTTGCCGTTAATGTCGCGTTGGTCTCGTGGGCCAACAAACACGCCTGACTCATTTCCGTCTTTGTCAACTGAATAAAACACTTCCAGCACGTCATTGATGTTGTGCTGTGCAGCACCAGCCCGCCGTGCGCCTGCCAAGTAATTGCTAAACAGTGCGTCAAGGGCTTTTTTCTGCGCGTCTGCGCTTAGCCCTAAAAATCGTGGGTCATCAATTAGCGCTTGTACGTCTTCGCGCATAGTCCTAAGGCCAATACGCACGCCTTCTTTGGTTTGAAAATGCTGGAAGCCCAGCTCGTTCATGCGTTGCGCATGGCTGGTGACATACAGCTGCTCGTCACGCTTGACCTTCTGCGTGTTTTGGCGCGACATGTCGTTAATCGTCGCCTGCTGCACGACGCCTGACACCTCCTTGAACTCGGCAGGCGTGAGCTGGACGTCGCCGTAGATGTAGCTGTTCTGCCAGGAGATGTAGCGCGGGTCGTCAGCCGCCAGGTCGTTGAGGTACAGGTCTGACCCGTCTGCGTTCTGGCCAATGACTGGGTTTCTAGATGCAGCAACACCAAGCGACAGAGCGTTTTGCCGCACACGCAAGATGCGTGCCTGACTGTCAATGTGCGGACGGATCCTGTTGGCCCGTGCTTTTAGGTCAGACAGCAGCAGCTCTGCCCTGTTGCGCTCGTCTTCTGTTCTGTTGGCGTCGTTAGAAACCCGCTCAAGGTTGCGGGTCAGCTCGGCGTAATCAGCAAACGGGCCATAAGCAAAACCTTGTGCCGCCAGCGCCTGGGCGTGCTCCTTGGCTTCTTCTTCCCGCTGCTTGCCAAACTCAATACCTGCCTCAGTAAGAGTGCCAAGGCTGCTGCTAAATCCACCCAAAGCTTTTGCAAGCTGCCGCAGGTCGTCGTTCGGCTGCGGCGGTGGAATGTACTGAGGAAACCGGATGCTTTTGAGGCTGTCTTGCCGCTCTGCTTGCAGCACTGCAGCCTGCATTGACGCTTGTGGCGACAGTGTCGGAGCTTGAATCTCGTCTGCCTGCAATGGCGCAGCAGACCCTTGGCCCGTAGCGACCGGAGCAGTCCGCTGGCTTGATTGCCGGTTAGTGCTGCCAGTCGACTTGCCGCCGACGAAAAGACCGCGAACAGAGGAAGTCATAACTAGAAGTAGTTAATCGGAGACGTGGTCGACAAGTTGTACGTCGGCGTGGAATACAAGCCACGCCCTGCCAGAGCAGATGATGGAGTAACGCTTGTTGGCGCCGTCGGCCTAATCAAACCTGCTTGTTTCATCTGGCCATACGCCGACAAGCCGCTGCTTACGCCGCCAAGTACAGCGCTTGCGCCTTGCAAGATGTACGGCGTGCTGCTTGGCATTGACCGCATTGGCCGCTCAAACGGATCAAGAATTGTCTGCTTGAGATACGGCGTTTGGTTGGCAACGCGGTTGGCGTACTCGCCTTGCGCAATCTTCTTGCGTTCTTGCAACTCAAGATTGACAAACGCCAAGTTCCGATCTGTGTAGTAGTCGTAGGAAGCCTGCTGCCTGCGGACGTCAGCCAACAGCAAGTCAACGTTTGCGCCGATGCGGCCCTGGGCCCTGATTTGACCAGCTGCTTGCAGTGCACGCTTTGCAGTTTCTGTTTGCTTTTGCGATGCGGCCTCTCTTTCTTGCAGCTGCCGCACATTTATTTGTGCAATCTGATTAGCGCGTGTGACCTGCGCCAGCTCAGTGTTGCGACGTATCTCCTCCTCGCGCATTGCCTCGCGCTGGTTTTCCGTCGTCCGCGCTGCAGTTGCTTGCAGCTGGTCAAACTCGTTTTGCTGCTCCGCCACCATGTTGGCGAACGCGACTTGGTTGCGAGCCTCTTGCTGTGCGGCCGCGGCCTGCATGATGCCTAGGCCAGCCTGCGCTACGCCAAGAACAATTGGGACGACGACTGAGCACATGCTTTAGATCCTCACGAACTCGTAGAACAGCCGCTTTTCTGGTCCCCATTCTGCGTGCTCAGCAACAAAGGTAAAACCCATGTGCTTTATCCAGCGGATGTGAACAGTGTTACGGGCGTCAACCACATTGAACAGCACGCTGTAGTTGCTGAACAGTTGCTGCAGTTGTTCCTTTGATTTTCGCAGGAAGGTTCGCCGGTCACGCTTGTCGTCGACCATGCCTTCTGTGCCCAGCATCCACACCCGGCCGCCGTTGGCTTCAGGAATCACGCCCCACATGCCCATAACGTGGCCATGACGGCTAACCATGGTGCGGCACGGCACGCTGTGCAGAGCGCAGTACAGCAGCATTTGGTCAGGAGTGCAGCCAGAGCACGCCATGACTTCCGCCACGTCGTTAGCTCGCATGTTGTCTGCCAAGAACCGCAGGTCAGACGGGCGCGATGCTCGTTGATATGCCTCGCCTAGATCCTCGGCGCCCTGTTCTGCAACCAGCCCTCCCACTCTGCTGATTGCATGCGGCATGGCATTGGGCTGTCGCTGAATATCTCGATCTTAGTGTCTATGTTTCTTGCCATCACTGGCGCACGGAAGCTGGCAGTAGACAGCGAAGCGCTGCCCAGCACTGGGTTGCCGCTGCCAGTTGTTATTCCGTTGTACGGAAACTTGTTGACGTCACGGCCCTGCGGCGTAATACGAAGTTCAAAAGTAGACGTGTCATCAAAAACCACGGTCCATGTGCGGAGTTGTAGCCGCGGGCCTGCAGCCACAGACACACCACCACCAGGCGGTTCTTCTTTGACGTATGGCGTCGAGAACTCGTACAGCATTTCGTAGGTCTCGCCTACAAAAAACTTGGCGTTAGACAGGTCGCCGCGCACAGTGATTGTGCCGTTGCCACCAGAGCCGCCAGTCAGGCTTTCTGCTGTGGGCTCCAGCACTAGGCCGTGAGCGATCGTGTTGCTTGTTGCCTTGCGGCCGACCAGCACTGTCTTGTTTGCATTGGCAATCGGGTACGGCAACGTAATTGTCGACGTCACACCCAGGCCGCCAGCGTTGTTGACGGCGACGGTGCAGCTGGCCTCTGTCGTTTTGCGGTCAAGCAGCACCTCAAACTCTGCTGTCGCGTCTACGTTCTCCGGCCGCAGCGATGTCTTCTGCAGGTAGACGCCGTCGCTGTACTCGATGACTTGGTACAGGTCGCTGTCCAGCATGGCCGTGCCAACGATCTTGCCGCCGGCATTGATTTCCCAGTAGCCCCAGGCTGACTGCAACTTGTTGTCGTCTTGGAAGAAAAACTTGTAGAGGTACAGCCGCTGGTATTCGTCAGAGCTGACCATTGCCAGCGCCTCTTCAGACACTGATGCAGTCAGTGAGATTAGGTTGCTTGGCACAAAGCGGGGCACTGGCGTCGACACTTCTTCCGACAGCGGCACCGGGCCTGATGCGTCAGGCAGGAAGAACTCACGCAAGCCGCTGTTGTCTGCTCCTTTTGGAATAGCAAGGTAAACAGTTCGGCCAACACCTACTGGGTCAACCGTTTGCACTTGGTCAAAGGTGGTGATCGCAGTGACTGTCGCTGTCTTTGGCGTCAGTGCTGTGCCGACTGTGGTTGCACCAGTGTCAAGTCTGAACTGGCCGTGAGCACTGAACAGCAGCAGCGTGTTGGCAAACGCCAGGCTGCTGGTCAAGAAGTTGATAGACGTGCCGCCGGATGTCAGGTCGATTGGGTCGCTGTCGACCACGGTTTGCACAGTCTCTGGGAAAAACCTGTCGTAGTTATCAGCCGCCGACATGATGACGTTTTCGTCCGCCAGAAAGACCAGGCGGTTGCGGAACACGTTGATGTTTTTTATCTGACTGCCGACAAACGTGGGGTTAGGCGCAGAGGAAAGGTCGCCTGCAATGCGGCCTGACCACTCAAACTGCTTGAACGTAAACGTGTTGTTTGTGGCCCGCACCAGCACATGCGGCATAGTGGCCCGGTCAAACTGGTACTGAATGTTTGACGCAACAGTTTCGCGCCACACGCCAGGGCCAAACCCGCTGCCAGCGTTGGCTTCAAACTCAACGTAGTAGTCGTCAAAGCTGGTGGCAGCTGAGCCCTGCACCCTGACTTTGAACCCATGCTCTGCTGATGCAGGCAAGTCGTTGATGGCAGACACCGTGCCCTTAATCGAGCTGATGTCTGTGCTGCTGCGCGTGTCGCTTGCAGACATGGTGTAGTCAGAGCCGTCGTTCTTCGTGACGCGGATGACAAAGTCGTTTTGCGTAAACGTGAAACCACTGAGGTTGCTGTCGCCCGCCAGCGAGTTGCGCAGGTTGGTGGCAATGGTGATGGTGCTGAGTGCACCTGTTGCGCCAGTGGCGTAGGTCTTGGTGACGCCAGCAACTGTGACGCTGTAGGTCGTTGAGTAGTTGGCAGCCTTGACGAAAATCATTCCCTTCGTGCCCCAGTTCGTCGACAAGTTCGACGTGTCCATAGCCACCGTCTTCTCGCGGTTGACAATGAACGTGGTGTCAGCAATCGACGCCAGCCGGAACTGCTCTGACGGGTTGCCTGTGACGTTCAGGTAGGCAGTGCCGTTAGGCGTAGACACTGTGCGCTCAGTGCCATCCAGGGCAAAGACCTTGATTGATCCGTCGCGAATCACCAACAGGTGCTGGATGCTGCCGTCACGGTCCACGATGTGGCAGTACGGCGGGTCGTTTGCGACCGAGCCAGTAAACAACTTGGCGACGTGCTCTGACGCCGGTCGTTTCTTCAGCCCTTCAACAGGGCTGGGCATGCAGTTGATGACCTGCTCTGCTTGCGATGCCAGTCGCAGCGCAGCCGGTTGCTGGCTGACCCCGTTAATCAGGTTGGGGATTGAGCTGCTGACGAGTGGCATAACTAGAAGCGCTGCAGGGCACGGCTAGGCAAGTAGGTGTTGAGCACGCTGGTCTGATTGGGATTGCCACGCAGGAAGTTGTGCTCGCTGCGGGTTGTCTCCTCCTCCAGGAACATGCTCTTTGCCTCTGCCTCCATCGTTAGGTTGATCTTGGTCAGGTCGGCGCTGCCCAGCAAGGCTTCTTGCAGCTGGCGCCCAGCCTTGATTGCAATGTATTGGTGCGCGTGTTCAGGCAGATCATCCCAGTCCAGCAGCGCAGTCACGTCACCCTTGAGATCTTCGGTAAATGTAAACTTGCCTGCCTTCCTGTCATACAGCCGGCTGCCACGCATGGTGACGTCGACGTCTGGGTAGAGAAGTGGATCGACCACAACGCGGCTGACGTTGGGGCCCATGTCGATTTCGTTGCTGGTGTTGCGGGTCAGGGCCTGTTGCAGCGTGGTGTTAAACGACCAGCCTTCTGATTGCAGCTTGCGGCTGACGTCGTTGATTGTGTCCTGCGCTTGCTTGGCAGTAGGGAACTGACCCGTAAGAGAGTTGACCGGCGCCTCGCCCATCATCTGCAGGACGCGGTTCACTGCTTCCAAGAATGTGGTGCGGGCTAGTGCCATTGTTAATTAGCAAAGAAAAGAGGGGGCCGAAGCCCCCATTTAGATCAGGTGAAAGTGATCTCAATTGCACAATCAGGACGAAGGATTCCCGTCCCCAGTGCCATGCTTCCGACCATAAACGTACCCTGGTAAAGTGCATGAACATCTTGACCAGTTTGTTCCATCTTCAGGTCCATCAACTTCACAGTGCCAACTGCTTGCTTGTTGAAAACAAGGCCAACATTGTTAGTGAAGTTAGCAGCGTAGGAGTTGTTTTCCCCAGTTGCCGCAGACCTGTTGGTGGTAGGCAGGTGGTTGGACATCACAATGTCGATGCCAGCAACACGGAAGACTTTGCCGTCTCCGTATGCACCTTGACCGCCCCAATCGCGGTTGATGACGTTGGTTTCTTGCACCAATTTGTAATATTCGCGGGGCGCTAATACGGCCACGCGCGAGTCCGGTGGGACATCGTTCTCGTCAAGCTTCTGCGCTGCAGAGAACAGAGCAGTTGCGAGCTGAGCGCCGGTGATGTTTGCCTTTGCGTTAGACGCAGCAGCAATGTTGATTTGAGTACCGCCGGGCAGATCGGTATTGAAGTTGGTGGCGGTGCGAGCAGCCTTGGCCACCATGGCTGCCACGTTCTTGTCAAACGTGTAGGCCAGGGCATTGCCCATCTGGGTGCTGTACTGGCTGCGAACGTCGTAATGGTTCTTGGCCTCGTCGATGTCTGCGACAAAGACGTTGCTCACCAGCTTGTCGTCGATCAGCACAGTTGCCTCGGCGTGCTTGATGGCGTTGCCAGTCAGCTGAGTGCCGGGGGTGTGATACGAGGTTGAAGACGTACCGATGATTGGGAACTGTGCGCTCTTGCCGGAGCTGATAGTCCGCACAGTGTGCAGGCTCTCGAACACCGTGCTGCGACGGAAGGCTGACAGCACCTCTCCGGAAAAGACCTTGAGGAAGAGGGCGTCAAAGCTGGTGCCTGTGTTGTTGACAAGGCCCAGCCGTGAGGCTGTGAAGTTAGCCATGAGGCTGAAAAGAAAGATTGGGTTGTACCCGACCAGTCTCCTTGCTCAAAGGGTGTCCTCCGCAGAGGGCCTGTGCGCTAGTTGAGTGTCTAGGTAGACAGATTTTAAGCAGCAACTAAGTCAATAAAAAACCCCTGGTTGTTCAAGCCAGGGGTCATGTGTGTGAGGCGGGCTCTGAACCCACCCAATTAAAAGACGGCAGAGCGGGCGAGTTGCTTCTCTACTGCTTTTCTATAGGCCGGGTCTGTTTGATACCGAGGATCGTTCATGGCCTCGATCACCTGGGCCGTCGACTCAAACTTGCTGCCCGAGCTGCTGCTTGGCTTGCCACCTAACAGCTGCGGCTCACGCCCTTCGCTTGCTGTGTACTGAGCGTAGAGCCCAGCAATTGCAAGGCGAATCTGTGCGCCGTCGTTGCTGCCCTGCACGATGCGATTGAACGCAGCAATCTCGTCGGCCTCCATGTTCTCGGCAGCCCACGTTGTCATGGCGTCGTACTGCTCTTGGCCGCCAAACTCAGTCTTGATCTGCGACACCTGTTGCGCGTTGAGCGCACTGTCCTGGGCAGCGTTGTACTGCAGGCCAGCCAGGTAGTTGTCGACCATGTTGCGACTGAAGCCAGCCTTCTCAAGCTCGCCGTAGTCCTCGTCTTGCAGCATGCCGCTCTCGGCGTACCGAGAAGACATGTCGCTGAAGTCGATGCCTGCTTCTTCAAGCCGGCCGCCGATGAACTCGCCGTAGATCTCCTTAGCTGATTGCTCTTCGCCCTCAGCGAGCTCTGTCTCTGGCTCGTCGGCTCTGCCCTGCTGGCTCTCAAGTTCTTTGTAGCCCTTAACCAGCTCGTCGACAGTCTTGTACTTGCCGGCAAGCAGCTGCTCTTCGCCCTGAATCTCGACGTTGTCGTTTTCAGTGAGCGTTACTTCGTTGTCAGGCGCCATCGCGGGCGCCGGTTCGTTGGCGATAACTACTGGTTCTGGCATGGGCCTCAGGAAATTTGGATGATGCCGTCGTCATCAACAGTGACTTCAGGCATGGCGGTAGTGGACTCGCCTGCTTCGTCAACTGCGACGTCGATCACTTCAACTTGCTGCTCCTCCGTCGGCGACGGCGTCTCCGTCGGGGAGTCGGTTTGGAGTTCCTCTGCTGGGGTCTCCTTCTTCGTACTGCGGGCCATAGGGTGCTCCTGGTTCTGTGTAGTTTTTAGCTGCTTGCGCAGCGGCGCCAGACTTGAGGCCCTCCATCAACATCTGTTGTTGTTGAGCTTCTTGCTGTGCTTGCGCTGCAGCTGCGCGCTCATTCTCTAACTGCTCTCGTGTTTTAACAAGGTTGGTTGTATCGACACTGCCACTTGCGGCCAGGCGGCGCAGTGCTTCGTCGACGTTGATGTACTCGGCCATGATCTCTGGGCCAAGAACTTGCTGCGCAGTTGTGATGAACTCGATCAACTTGTTCTTGTCATCGCCGCGGCCAATAGCTTCAAGCCCAGTAACAGGTTTGGGGTTGACCAGGGCCTTGCCGCCCTGCCCTTTCGGGAACGCAGGCAGCTTGCGCTGACGCTGCAGGATGTGCATCAGCCGCCGCACCAAGGGCAGCTGCAGCTCCTGGGTCAGGATGGAGTACAGGCCAGCCGTGCCGGCGTTCAGCTCCTGGCTCATAAAGCGGATTTCTTCCGCAGTCACACGCTCACCCGGCCGCTGAATAGCGGTGTGCAGCATGAAGGCGTACTGCAACCGCTGCTCGATGCGCTCGATGGTGGCGTTTGCAATCTGCATGTCGGCACCCTTCTGGGTTTGCACGACCGTGATGTCCGACGCTGAGCCCTGCACGATGGCGCCGTTAGCTGCATTGGCCAGAGTGCGGGGCCTGGTCATGCCGTTGGGGTTGACCAAGAAGATGGCCTTAGCTGCTGCAGCTGACGACTCCAGGATTGCCTGGCTCAGGTTCTCCAGCGCAAGCAGGTCGCCGTAGTACTGCTCAACGTATGAGCGACCGTACTCTTCGCTCTCTACGCGATCGAAGCGGAGGCTGATCCAAGGGGTGACGTCTTCCTTGCACATGCCGTGCGTGCCTGGCACCTCTTTGCCTTTGACCTCCTGATACCAGTGGCACTCACCGTTGTAGAACTTGACGCAGGTGTAGACCTTGACCGTCTTCTTGCTGCTGGCGTCGCTGTACTCGCCTTCCTCCTCGTCGTCTAGAAATCCCTCGGGTAACGCCTGCGGGTAAACCTCTTCCTCGACGACAATCTCTGTGACGTGACCCATAGGATCACGACAAAGCACGAAACGGTCCAGATGGATGACCCTAATTCCTGCTTCTGAGACGTAGAGCAGGACGTTGCCGCTAACCAGCAGATGCTTGAAAGCTTCGTGCAGAGATGCGCGGCCATTGGCAGTGTCAAGCACGCCCATCACAGCGTGCTCTACTTTTACCAACGCTGCATCGAGTTCTGTCTTGACCTCGGGCCCTGCCTCTGCAACGCGCAGCGCCAGGTCGTCGATCTCCAGCTTGAAGAACGGAGCGTTAGGCGGGAACAAAGTAACGAGCAATTTGTTGCTCAGAAAGTTTGTGCCGCGTGCGCCAAAGGATTGATACGGCGTCTTGAGATCGCCTGCCTCGCCGCCGTGTGCCTCTGGAATCAGGCCAGGAATGGTGACCTTGCTGCAGTCACGAGCCCGTTGCAGGTACGAGTCACGGTTAGCAGCCAGCTGGTTGTACCTGGCCGCCGCAGTCCGACCACCCGGCATGCCCATTGGCTTGGACTGCCGGTCGACGTTGGAAGTCAGGTTGAGTTTCATTAGCTGCCAGGAATGGAGACGCCGCTGCCATAGCCAGAAATGTCAGCTCGCATTGAGCGACGGCCGCGGCCACGTCGTCTGATGTTGATAGGTGTTTGCGATGTAGTCGGCACGCCGAGCGATGCTGACGGCGAGTTAGCTGCGCCTTCTTGTGACGTTGCAGGCTTAGCCGGTGCAGCTGGTGCCGCTAGTGCAGCGGCAGGTGCCATTGCTGTGGGGCTGGGCGCAGGTGGTGCAGGCCGCTGCGACATGGCCAGCTGCTCTTGGTAGCGCTTTTCTGCAGCAGCTTGCTGCGCCTCAAACTGGCGCTTCTGCTCTTCCATCTGCTCGCGTTGCCGCGCCATGTTCTCGCGGTGCCGCCTGTCAGCGGCTTCGCGATCACGACTGCTGCTCCCGCCACCACCGCCGCACATAACTAATCAACAGAATTTTGCTCATCGTAAATGCTGTGCAGCATGCGCACCACTGCACGCCTGCCGACATACATCCAAATCTCTCTGTCACTCCACTCTGGTTGTGGGCAGAGTTCAGGGACAGCGTCGTCCAACTTCTGCATCAACTCAGGCGTGATGTCTGGCCAATCACTCTTAGACATTTGCACCTGCCTCGCACAGTTCTTGTTCCTGCGAAGGATGCCACAGGGTTAGCTTCTGTTCGTCGATGTTGTAATCACCGTGCCGCAGGATGCGTGTCATCCGTGCAGCCAGCAGTGCATCAGTAAATGTCTTGCCTTTCTTTTGGTAGGCCTTGACCACCACTGGCCACATCTCACGCAGCGTCATGGTTGTGCCCAAGATTTTGTCGGCAGTCTTGGGGCCAACGCCTGGCAGGCCGTCGACGTTGTCAGCTCTGTCACCTGTCAACACCTGAGTCATCCAGTTGCGGTCGGCTTCGTTTTTGCTGATCGTCCACACCTTGTCGTCAATCAGCAGCTTGCCCGGCACTGTCTTCATGTCCTTGTCAGGCGAGACAATGATGGGGTCAGTGACCTGGCCTGACGTAGCAAGCAAGCCCATCACGTCGTCTGCTTCCAGCTGGCCCATGGTCACGCCGTTGTATGTAACCGACAGGTATTCGTAGACCTCACGCAATGCCATTGGCTTGCGCTTGCCAATGCGGTTGGCCTTGTATTCCTGGCTCAGCTCATGCCGAAACGTGGGGTAACTGCTGAGGCAAACCCGCACATCTTGGTCCTGGGTGACATTCATCCAGTAGCCAATCTGTTGTGACGCCTTGGCCTTTGCCTCAATCGGATTGACCGACAGGGTGTGGCACCACTCAGTCCACTTGGTTTCTGTTTCGCAGCTGGCGCAGGTCTTGTAGCCCAGCCAATCGCCGTCAATAAGAAGAGTCATGTGCCGAAGTAATGGGACATAGGAATAGTCAGGCGGCCACTGTCTTGGTCATACAAAAGCTTGTCCACCGGGCCCGTTGTGCCGCAGAACCTGTTCTTCAGCACGCGCAGCTGCAGTTCACTGCGCTCTGCCGGGTCGCCCTGTTGGTTGCGTTCGCAGCCAAGCACGCAATCACTCAGCTGAGCGATGGCATGGCTGCCCCGAAGCTGAGACAGGCTGGTCTGCGCACCCTCCTCGTGGCCGCGGCCTTCCGGTCGCTTGAGGTGGGACACCAGCACCAGGCCTATGCCGGTCTGCTCCACGACCTGCCTAAGCTTTGTGCAGACCACATCCAGGGCACGTCGCTCGTCTAGGTCTGCAATGCCACTGACCACGATTGTGAGGTGGTCGAGGAACACAACGTCCACACCCTCGACGTCGGCCAGGTACTTAATTTGCTCGACCATGCGGTCCGGGTCCATTGACCCGAAGTGGTCGTAGAGAAACAGGCGGCCGCCGCCGAACAGTGAGTGGAACGCAGCCTCGACACGCTCAGCTGGCACTGCGCCGGGGTCTAGGTGCAGGGGCTTGTTGACCTCGATGCCAACGATGCCCTGCATGGTGCGCTGCAGTGACTCCTCCAGCGACAGCATCCCCACCTTCAGCCCGCACCGCAGAAAGTGGTGAGCCAGCTCACGGCACACGCTGCTCTTCCCCGTGCCCGAGCCAGCCGTCACGGTCAGCATCTCGCCCTTGCGGAAACCACGCAGGCAACTGTTGAGCTGTGGCCATGGCAGGTCGCACGCCTTGGTGGCGCCCGGCTTGACCATCTCTTGGTACAGATCAGCAGCGTTGAGGATGCCGTCGGGCCTGACCGGTGTTGCCTTCCACAGCAGGTCCTTCAGCTGTGCACCCTCGCCAGCCTGCAGCATGTCGTTGGCGTCCTTGCGAGGCAGCCTGCAGATGGCAGCCCTGCCGTATGGCAGCACCTTGATTGCTTCCTCTGCTGCCTTAGTGCCCGGCTCATCCGAGTCAAAGCACAGCACAATGCGGAACTGACGCAGCCACGCAATGTTGGCGGCGATGTATTTGCTGGCTGACTGCGCACCGTTGGGCAGGCTGACCACAGGAAATCGGTTGCCTTGTACCTGCGACACCGACATGGCATCGACCTCGCCCTCTGTGATGACGCAGAAAATGTCGGTCTCTTTGCCGTGGTTCTGCCGCCACAGGTGCTGGCCCCACAGCTGGATGTCAGACGTGTCGCCAATCCACCGAAACTTTTTGTCGGGGTAGCGCAAGTGCTGGGCCACGTCCTTGCCCCGCTGGTTCCTGTAGGTGGCAACCTGCACCGTCGACCCGTTGTAGTTGCCCACCCCGTAGCCGAACAACTCAGTCGTCTCCTTGTCCAGGCCACGCTTGGTTAGTGGCACGCAGTCGACAAACGAAAGCAGGCTCACGGGTGGTGGTGGCATTGGTGGGATGGGTCGGAGCTTGGGCTCTCGCTCCGGTTGTTCGGTGTAGTTACAGCCAAAGCAATAAGCATGGCCGTCACTAAACCGAGCGAGGTTGTCTTTGCTATTGCACTGGGGGCAAGCTTCATGGCGTACGAATTTGGATTTAGGACGCGGCATCGTTGAACCACGCAGTTGGTATGTGCCCCTCACACCACGGAAAACCATGGCGCTCCGCCCACTGCCAGTAGCGCAGCGACCGAGGAGCTTTGGACAGTTTGGCCTTGGCGTTCTGAAAGCACAGACGCAGGTCCAGGTCGGGGTGTGACTGCTTGACACTGCGCAACTTGCGCCGGTCTTCAGTAGTTAGCACCCCCTTCGCTTCCACCACGCAGGTGGGAAGGATGAAGTCAGGCGTGTAGATCGCCTCAATTGTGTAGTCGTAGTGCTGGGTCTCGTAGTCAAAACCCAGCCCACGCTTGTTGAGGCTGAACGCAATGCCAGCCTCGAACTTGCTGCGGAACTTAGAAGTCCCCGACCTGCTGGGTTGCGACCGCCGGGGCTTGCGAGGTTGTCTCCTCTGCTTTGTCTTCCCATCCACCTTCGACGGCATCGAACCCACTGCCTCCTTGTGTGTACTCAACGGGCTTGATGACTTGCACCTCTTGGATGCTCAGCGTGATGCCGACACCAATGGGCGCAGAGTACGGGCGGGCTTGAACCTTGACCCGGCCCAGCGTGCCAGCCCCCAGCTTTTGCAGTGGCGCACGGTTGCTGACCATGCAGCCCTTGCCATCAAAGATGGGCAGCTGCACCTCCCATGGGGTGCCGTCCTTGCGAATCCCCTTGGCCTTGCGCTTGCACTTGAACTTGATGACAGGGTTGCCAGCGTCATCAGTAGTAGATGTCCACGGCTGCGGGTCCACCAGCTTCCACGCCTTGTTGGGGTCCTGCGCTTTGCAGGCTTTCTTCCATTCTTCAAGGTGCGCTTCAAGCTTTTCGCACAGGGCCATGCCCTCCTCGGCAGGCACCAGCACCTCAACCTTGTACTCGCACTTTTCAAACTTGGTGTCCGGCTCGACGAGCCAGCTGTACCGGAACTCTCCTTTCGGGGTGACGAAGGACAGGGGCTCGGGGTTCTCGAAATTCATGTAATGAAGTAGTTGCTTGTCTGAACTTGGGTCAGGTCAAGGTCGCCGAGGGCTGGCCGCGGCGGCAGCTTGGCCTTGCTTTTGTCTGAAAGTTGCGAGAGCAGCTGATCCACGATGGTGTCAAAGCTGCTCGCTGCATACAGGTCAGCGAACGTAGTGCGAACTGAGTTGCGGACCTGTTTCATTTCCGCTGGTGTCGTCACGAAGCAATCGTGGATTCCTCCAAGGTTGCGCACCCCATGTGACATGGCGTGATTCGTGACCAGGGCCATGTGACTGGCGTCCTGGCTGTGCACGACGTTGGGGCTGAGCCCCCGCGCCATGCGCTGCTGGTCAAGACCAAGGTCGTCGACTTTGCAGCGAACGTCTAAGCGGACGTCGGAAAGGTATCGCAACCGGATCCGTTTGTCTTGTGTGTTTGGGTACATCTGTTGCACAAGGAGACCTGACGGTGTGACCCACCGCAGGGCCACGTCCTCCTTGCCTGCTGCTCTGCCCAGTGCACGCAGGTATTCCATGGCCTGCTCGGCATGGCCGATTAGCGCCCGAGCTTCAGCGTGCAGGATCTGTGCCATGAAGTGCATGGCTGACATGGCACCTCCCTTGTGTGGCCAGGCACCAGGGCCGAGCATGTCGTCGGCACGGTCCAGAGCCCACGCCCAGCAGGCGTGGTAGTAGGCGATGGGCGTGGCCGAGTACGGCAGGGTCATCACGATGGGCTTGGCCAGCGACCTGTCGGGCTGCAGTGCCAACCACTTGCCTGCCCGTGGGTCATCGCTGTCCCGCAGGCGTGCCAGCACACGGGCCATGACCATGCCGTAGATGTCCTGCGGCTGGTCGTTGTCAACCAAGTTGACCATGGCCCCCATGTCCTCGCTGCGCAGCAGCCCGCTGTAGTGCTGGATGCCCGAGCAAGTGCAGTCCAGCGTCACCGGCAGCCGGCACGGGTAGCCGAAGCCGACGTCGCTGAACTCCTTGTAGGCACGGCAGAACGCAAGGAACTGCCACGGCTTGTCAGCCTTTAGCCAAAACTCAGGCCGTAGCCACGGGTCAGCGCCGACCTGTCTGATCTGGTGCTGGTTCTCATGGACCCAGTCGACACGGGTGCGGTAGTCATGCTTCCCCATGCCATAGACGTTGGCTCCATGCACCCGCAACCAGTCAGCCTCGTCCTCGTTAGTGATTGCAACTCCCTCGGCAAAGCGCAGCAGGGCCCGACAGGCTTCATTTCCTTGTGGATTTAGAAAAGGTTGGCGATAGAAGTACCTGCCCCTGAAGTCCAGGGACATGGTGAAGTAAATGCAGGGCTCGTCTGCAAACCGGCGGGCCACCCACAGCATCTTTGCTTGGTTAATCCGTGCGCACAGGGTGCGCTCGTTCTTTTCGTGGATGCGCTTGGCCTGCTTGCGCCATGCCCTGACGCCGGGGTCATCGTCCGGCAGGTGCTTGGGGTACGGCGGCACCGGCCACCCCTCACGGGGCAGCAGGCAGCCGACTTCCATGCACTGGTCATAGGCCAGCTGGATCTGCTCCAGCATCCACCCATCGACTGACCACGGGACAGACTGCTGCCGGTTTGCTGCGCTCATAAACGCTTCGCTTCCGTCGCTGTGTGCGGCCACCACCTGGGCGTTGCTTTTGAGAAGCTCTGTCGAAAGATGTTTGGCGTAGTAGCCACCGTTGGTAGGCGTTGTCCATGGGCGTGGTGGGATTACGAGGGGTAGGTAGTTGGGTGTCATGAGCAGCTGCTTGTTGTGCACCTGCTCAATCCACTCCATGCACGCCTGGGTCGGCTTAACGACACGGCGGCATGGCTTGGTGCTGTGATCTAGCTCGATTGCAATCAAGCCGGTGTACTTGGCGAGCATGTAAACCAGGAATGTCCCGGTCGCCATGCGTTCCTTCGGGGTCCACTCATCTGTGGCCTGCATGCGGCGGATCACCGCCTGCTTGTGTGAGCCACGGCCACGGGCCTGCTTGTACCAACCCAGCTCACGCTGCGTGGCACGGTCGAGCATTGTCTCGGTCCATAGCTTGTCCGAGACATCGGCCGCCACATGATGCAACGTGTGACTGCTGCTGATGCAGTCGACCACAGTCCTGGCAGCTGTGGCCGCCACTTGCTGGGGGGGCAGGTGGGTCAAGGGTGAAAGCAGGGCAAACGATGGCCCTGCTTTTCCCGCTGCAATGCGACGGCGTATCGCCCGCAGGTGGGGCACCAGCTGTTCCACGCCAAGCGCAGACAGATGCTCGCCCCACTTGCTCAGTGATTGCTGGCCCTTCAGGCGTTGACGGTGTGCAATCAGCTCGACCCTGTCACGGCCGAGCGTCAGCATCTCCCGCTCAAGTGCTAGCTGGTCCTCCTTGGTTCGGGTCACGTTCGAGCAAAGCGATGGTGTTGGTCAAAACCTCCGGGTTGAGGTGGCTGTAGCGCTCGGTCACTTTGATGTTGCTGTGGCCTA